TTAAAGCTGGAAAGCCACCAAAAGTCGCCCTTACTGCGCTCATGCGAAAGCTGATTGAACTCGCCAACGCCCTCATCAAAGCAAATCGAAATTGGGTGAAAAAAACGGCTTGATCAAGACGGATACTTTTCAGTCATCTTGTCCTGCCATCTGCTCGTTGAGCTGCCGCACCATCACCGCCTCAATGACGGGAAGGAATTCGACCGCTGCGCGACAATCCACGCCCAGTGCCTCGGCCATGGCGAGTGCTGCGCTCATGTCCCAGCCCAACACAACGCCGGGCACGGCCCGTATCTGGCCACCAAGCCGACCGGCCAGGTCCCAGACCTGCCAGCCCTCCAGCGTGCGCGGTGCATGAATTACTTGCGGGCAGTCTTTGCAGTTTTGCGTACACGCGGCGCAGTAGCCTTCGCCCCCGCCGTAGACCCAGTCGGCGAGGGCGCGGAGGCGTTTTTTTCCTGTTCCAGCTCCAGACCCTTGGCCACATAGCCCATCTGGAAGCGCTCAAAGATCGGCCACATGTCGAGGAGGGCTGCAATGCCTTCGGGCGTTACCGGTGTCGGATTACCGTCTGCATCACCGACGCCCTCCCAATCGAGAATGGCACGGTCTGCCAGCACCTTGCCAAAGATCACCGCGATCTCGTCGTCGCTGGTCCCTTCCGGCAGACCCCGCACGGCGGGGTCGCTGCGTGCAGCCACCATCAGTGCCGTGGTCAGCGGTTCGACCAGGACGCGGACGCCAAGGCCAAGATCGAGCCAGTATGGCTCACGGGCGAGATTCAGGCGCAGCATGGTCAATATTCCTCAATGCTGTTGATCAGGGTGATCGTGCACATCCGCCCGAGAATGGCATCGCGCGCGGCCTGCCAGTCGAATGTGGCCTGCACGCCCTGGGGCCCGGAAATCTCAACGCGTGGGCGGGGCAGATAGACGGCGTGGGCGGTGAGTGTCAGAGCTTCACCTGAGGGCAAAACATAAGCGAAGGTCATCTCGCAGGGATCGCCATTGATTGCCTGGTTCACCAGCACCTGATCGGCAAAGCGGACCTCGATCCGCCCGGTCAGCGCAGCGATTGAGGGATCGGCGCCATCAATGCGTCCATCTGAGCGGATGGTCTCCACGCGGTCGAGGTTGTTGGCATAGGTGATCTCAGCTGAGACAATATTGCCAAGGGCCGCGCCGTTGCGGGTGATTGCCCCGTTGAAATGGCCGAAACGCTGGAGGGCCAGCTCGGCCAGCGTGCCGGCAGCAGAAGTGGAAGCAATGGCTTCGCCCTGTGCGACAAGGCTCGCGGTCGCGGTCAGCAGCCCGGAGCGCTGCATCTGCCACGACAAAGTATCAAGCACGCAGCCCGAATACATCGCATAGCGCGGCACCTCGGGCATGCCGGTCTCGATCGACATGCTGGGAAGCACCCAGCCGCCCGAACGGAACTCGTGGGTATAGGGCGCGGTAGTGCCGGTTGTCGTGGGATGGCCGAAGGCCGCCTTGAGCCAGAAGCCGAAGCCCTGTGCATCAATCGGCACGACGACATTGCCGTCGGCCGTCACCGCATCCTTGATCGGTGCCAGCGGATCGCGGCCATAGCCCAGAAGCTCGCTGTTTAGCAGCGGCTGCTCTGCACCCAGCGTGGCGCTGGCAAAGGGCATCCGCGTGAAGCCGCTCGCAGGCGGCGTTCCATAGGTCGTCTCGAACGCAAGCGCCATCTGCGCCCGCGCTCCTTGAGCTCGTGCCATGTTTCTCTCCTTGGATTGTCGAGGTCAGGCCAGCGGGTCGGCCGTTGAATAATGCAGCACCACCGGGATCACGGCAGCCTTCAGACTGGCCGCGCCCTCGACGGGCAGATCGACGGGGCGTGGTGCTTCGGCCTCGACCCAGTCGCAGTGGCCGCCCAACGTGCGGTCGGCGACAATCGCGGCTCCGATGCTGGCGGTCAATGTGTCGAAGGCGGCGTCGCGGGCGGTGCCCTGCACGACGGCCTCGATCTCGGCGCGGTGCTGGTAGTGATAGCGCAGCGGCGACAGCGTGACCTCGGGCTCACCGGGTTCACCATCGCGCAGGATCAGCAGGCCCTCGGCCGGGACGCGTTCGGGGAGTACGTCGCCGCGCAAAGCGGTTGCAGGCAGCGCCGAGAGCCGCGCGTGCAGCGCGGTGAGGATGGTTTCGCGGGGAGTACGCATTCTAAAACAGGTTCCTTAGCCGGCTTCCTTCATCTGCAGACTGAAATTACGGCATTTCGCGTGGCCTAACACAAGTGTCTGCACCCTGTTGACATAATCGCTTTGCCGACCTATCGTCACAAGTGTCTGCACCATGTTAGGAAGAACAATGGCAACTGAAAATACGAGCCGCGTTTCATTTCGTCTGAAAACTGACGTCTATAATCTGGTCCAAAAACTTTCATCTGAAGCCGGTCTTGATCCGTCGACTTTCATGCAACGGGCTTTAGAACGTGCGGTCTATGATCATCTTCCGCCAGAAAGGCAAAAAGAGCTCGACAATATGGACACCCTTTACACCGCCGCCCAACACAAAGCGCGCGAGGTATTTGATGCCGGGGGTTTTGACGAGAACTTCACTCTGACCGTCTTCCGTGCCCTCATGTCTGACGCTAACTCGCGCAAGCTCTATGAGCAGGTAATTGACGCAGACGCATATACAGATGGTGCCCCAAAGAAGACTCCGCTCAACATGTATCTCGGCTGGTATATCAAAAACGCAATCAATGCGCAGCCGCTGCTGGATGACACCGGGAAGCCCCGCCGTGCATTCATCAAGGGGGAGCCAATCAAAAGTTACACGTTGCTTCAAACTGTGTCTGCTGGCGCGCAAACATCGCAGAAGAACTTGTTGGGAGCTGAATAATGACCGACTACACGAAAGTTCTTACCACCATAGCGGGTTCTAGTGATGCCAATCAGCTCAGACGCTTTCGGGAAAACGCAAAGAGGATGGGCGTCACTGTAGTTGCAGATGCAGCATTCAGGCGATTGATCGAAGTTCTCCCCGAAGAGGCACCCGGTAGCATTGAGCATGACTTCTGGATGACAATTCACGCCTTCGAGGAGGTCCTTCGAGACGAACGCGGGAAAACGGTTAGGCTGTCCCGAACAAGGCAGAAAATTGGTCGGGTGGGTGTCAAGCAAACCTTGATAGATTTTGCCAAAAGCAAAGCACCGACTGACGGTTTCAACATGTTGATCGAACGAGGTCTACCCGAACTGACCGGTGAAGCTCTCGTACTGAAACACAGTGAATCCTTTGATTCAGACGTTCAAAAAGCTGCACAGCACCGCTTGCAGGACGCAGGTGTAGACATCATCAAACTCCAATCGATCTGGTAGTAATCTTCGATCCTTTCTAACTCCTCCCCTCCACCCAATTCGCCACGATCAGCCCCGGCACACCGTCCACGGCTCGCTCTGCATCCTTCGCCAGATCCAGCCGCTTCGGCAGCTTGACCTGCGGAACCAAGAGAAAGATCGGCGCGGTAACCATGCCGCGTCCGGTCTTCGAGCGCGACACGACCGCCTGGCCCTTGGTGTTCAGCCGTCCCTCAGCCACCAGCAAGCTCGGCCCCGACCGGCGATAGACAAAGCGCAACCGAAGCCCGCGCCGCCGTTCCCATTCGCCAGGGGTGATCCGGCCACCCCTCGCGCCTTTTCCAGCCGCTGGCGTCGGGATCGCCAGCCAGAACCCATTCTTTGAGCGGATCAGCGGACCGGTGTCGTGGGCACCAATGATGGCCGGTGCCTTCGACCAAACCAAAGCTGCTGCGCTCAGACTCTGCCCCACCTTGGGATAGGTTTGCGACCGGATCGAGTTGGCTAGTTTCTGTCCAAGCCCTGCGCCAGTGATCTGTCCGCGCCAGGAGGTTTTGAGCCCCGTCCCGGCCTCGCGCATGGCGGCGGTGACCGCGCGTTCGCCCGCCGTAACCTCGGCCGCCATCATCGCGGCAATGTCAGGATCAATGTCGAGCTTCAGTTTCAAGCTGGTCTCAAATCCACGGTCCAGACGAGCCGCTCGCGGTCGCGGACCGGCTCGCCCTGAATGAGGAAGGCGTCCCCGTCGATCTCGATCCTGTCGCCGGGGCGCGGGTTCACCACCTCGGCCACCCGCAAATCAATACGCGTGGTTTCTGACCAGAGCCGCGCATCGCCAAAGCTGGCAATATCGTCCGCACGGCGTGTGACCACGCGGACTAGAACGGGCGCACCGCCCTCGGACGCGTAGACGGCATCTACCCCGATGTTGCCGTCCACAAACAGCGCATCCAACGCCATGGCGACGGCATTCATCATGTCCGCCGGCCAGAACGCAAAACCTGCGGCCGCGTGCAGATCGGCAGCGGGTTGCTTTCGATCTCGAGGCGCACCCATTCGTCGCGATCGCGGTCCGGGATCATCCGGGCGTAGAGCGGCAGGCCCACCGTGTTCACCGTCTCGAACGTATCGGCTGGCGCGTAATAGATCTCGAACAGCCCCTCGACGCCTTCGGGGTAGAAATACGCCTTGTCGGTCGGCACGCCGAAGCCAAGCCCGCCGCGGTAGCGGCGGAAGGTGATGCCACCGAAGCTGACCTCTTCGCCCACGCGGCCACGCAGATCAGCGGCCGCTGCTGTGTTGAGATAGGTTTCGCGCACCTCCTTGTGCGCCACCAGATCGGCGAAGAAAGCCGAGCCGCATTCGGCGCGCAGCTGCACCTGGCCGGCAGCCAGACCACCCAGCGTGTCCTCGACGCTTTCGATCATCGCCTGGCAGCGCTTGCGCAATGCACCAGAGCCAGGAGTGGCGTTATCGAGGTCAAAGTCGACCTCAGCCGCCGGGGTGATGTTGAACTCGGTGTAGTAGTTGATCACCGTGACCCCGTCGCGCGGGTCCTTCACCACGCCCTGGATGCCATTGAACAGGTGAAACTCGAAGGTGGCCTCAGCGTCGTTGCGCAACCGACCCATCTTACGTGCGACCTCGGTCTGTACCTGCTGGACGGCAGTTTCCGAACCGAAGTCCCTGATTGCCTGAATTTCTGAATTTCTGAGGCCCACAGTACGTCCTGCTTCTTGAACTGGCGGCAGACGAAGGCGCGCATCTCACGGCGTTCGGGGATTTGGTTCTCATAGGCCGAGCCGCGCTCCGAGAACGGGATCAACGACAGCGTGCCATCTCGGCTTTCGATCATCACAGTGCGCGCGCGCACACCACGACTGCCAAAGAGGGCCGCACCCGACAGGATCGCCGGTTTGAAGGGGATGTTTTCGAGCGCACGGGTCAACTCGATGATGGAGAAGGCATCGCCTTCAAAGATGTCCATGGTGGCCATACGCCAACCTCCTGTAATTCATGAAACAGATGTGCGCTTTGGCTCAGCGCAAGATGATGCCAAGCGCGGACAAAGCCGTGGTGGCGGTCGTGATCTGGGCTTCGGTGGCCCCCTCGGGGAAGCTGATCTCGTGGCGGTTCACGATGGCCGGCCCACGCAGGAGCACCACCCCGGGCGCATCGGCATCGGTGGCATCGACGCCTTCCCAAAGGAAGCCAGCGGCATTCTGGCTGCCGTTCGTGGCACCGGGCATCAGCACAGTGTATTTACCACCCGTGGTGATCTTGCCCAGCACGGTACCGGGTGCAAGCTTGCCTGCGCCGGATGCGATGGTGACGGTTTCGCGGGTGTAGTCGCGCAGGACTTCCCAGACGAGAAAGCCGCCTGCGTGTTTGCCTTCAGTTAGGGTAGTCATGATTTCAGCCTTTCAGTTTGAAGGTGCGGGCGATGACATCGCCCCAAGGGCGCGTCGTCGGGCTTGGCCCGGGTTGCGGGTGATGGGAGGTGATCTGCGGCTCGGCCTCAGCCTTGGCGTCCAGAAGCTTTCCGCGCACCTGATCAAGGCTGGCATCTTCTTCCAGAAACCGGCCTGCCATCTGCGGCTGACCCGCGAGGCGGCAGAGATCGATCACGGCCCGCGCATGCGTGATGGCCTCGGCGCGGATGGCGGTCGCATCCAGCGCAGTGTTGACGGCTGCAACAGTGCCGGGGCCGCTGTCACTTGCAACATCCCTGTCCGGCGTCGCGGGATCATCACCAGGGGTCGACGGATCAACGTTCCCGGCGGGAACCTTGGTCGCGGGAACCGGTACGGGTACCGGATCATCGCTGCCCTCAACATCGTTGTCGTCTTCAACGATGTCGGTCGCTGTCGCAGCATTTTCTGCGTTCACGGCCTCAACCGCCTCAACCAGTTGCGGCGGTGCATTGCGGAAACGCCCAATGTCAAAGCTGGCTGCTATACGCACGGGCTCTGACAGGCGCGTGGCCAGCCCTGCTTCCAATGCATCTTGTGCATCGAACCAGGTCTCAGCGGTCATCAGGGCTGCCATTTCATTCTCAGGCTTACCCGATTTGGCGGCATAACCACGCATCATGCTGGCCGCGATCTTGTCGAGGGTTCCGGCCATGTCGCGCATATCCGCTGCCGTGCCCATGACGATGCCACTTGGGTCATGGATCATCAGGAAGGCGTTTTGCGGCATGACGATCTCATCGCCTGCCATGGCAACGTAGCTTGCAGCCGAAGCGGCAATACCGTCGATCCAGACAGTGATTGTGCCGGAATGGCGGGTCAGTGCGTTATAGATTGCGACCGCATCAAACACCGAACCGCCCGGGCTGTTGAGACGCAGATTGATGGGAGCGTCATCCGGCAACGCGCCCAGCTCGGCCAGAAACCCCTTTGCGCTGACACCGTAAGCGCCGATTTCGTCATAGATCAGCACTTCCACTCCCGAAGCCCGGGCGCGGATCGTGTACCAACTGTTCATGATGTTACTCCTGTTCGGATTGGGCGGCGGACCCGTCGCCTTCGGCATCTGTTTTTGGCGTCTGGGTCGGTGTCGCCCGCGCGCCCTGCGTCTCGCCGGGGCTGGTTCTGTACCTGAGCCCCAACTGCCTTGTCCGCGCAGCATCGGCCGCGTTTTCGCGGTCGACCTCTTCGACATCGTAGCCTGTGGCCTCGACCACCTTGCGGCGCGAGGTGATGCCCGCCTCCATCGCCAGCACCTGCGCCTGGATGTCTTTCAGCGGATCGACCCAATCCCAGCGTGGCGGGATCCATTGCACCATCCGCGCAGCCGCCGGGTCAGGAAGGTCGAGGCGCCCTGCCAGTTGCGCCGTTTCCAGCCAGCGCGCCCAGATGGGTCGGCAGAGCTGATACGCGATCACGCCATGCTGGAGCTGCTGCACGCGGCGGCGGAATTCGACCAGTTCCGCGCGCAACGACGAATAGTTGGCCTGACGCACATCGCCGGTCACCAGATGGTACGGCAGCCCCAATGATGCCGAGACCGCCAGCAGCGTCCGGTACTGGAACGCCTCGTAGCCGCCGCCAACATCAGCGGGGCTGGAGAACTTAACATCCTCTCCTGGCAGCAGCACCTGCATGGTGCCGGGCTCAAGGCTCGCCATCGCTGCACCATCGAGATCGGCAGCACCTTCGCCCATCATTGGGTCCTCGGGTGCTGCCTTGGTAATGAAGCCTGCGAACATCGCCGCCGTCTTCTTCCGGTCAAGTTCAGCGTCGTCGTATTGATCGAGCAGAAACAGCCGCACCATGGCCGGGGCCACATGCGGTAGGCCGCGGATCTGGCCCGCATCAATGGGCCGGTAAATATGAAGCACGTCCTCAGCCGCCACCCGCACTGTTTCGGGGATGTCCACCCTCTGGTCCGTACTGTCGCCTGGATGGCTGCGGCGGAAATGATAAGCTACCCGCCGTCCGATCAGGTCGAACTCGATCCCGCAGCGGATGCGGTTGCCGTTTGCCGCAATCCCGGTCTTCTCAAACGGCAGCATTTCGGATTGCAGCAGCTGCATTTGCAGCGGGACAAGCAGACCGTCCTCGGCCCGTCGTGGCCGCATCCGCACGAAGCACTCGCCCGCGACAAACATCTCCCGCGCGACCATGGCCTGCAAACCGTAGAAATCGGTCAAGGCGTCGGCGTCGGCTTCGTCAGTCCACGCCAGCCAGAGCCGCTGGACGCGGTCCCGCAGTCCTGCATCCTCAATCAGCGACGACGGCTTTATGCCGTCGCCCACCATGTTGGAGGCAAAGGCCTCGCAGGCGTTCGCCGCGTAACCGTTGGTGACCACCAGTTCCCGCGCGCGGGCCAGCAGGCGCGGACCGCCGGAGGCAATCAGCGAGTTGATGTTTTCCAGCGGCGGGTTCCAGCCCCGCAACCGGCGTTTGGACATCGCCCCCTCAAGACGCGCCCGCACGGCTGCGGGGCCGCCCCTTTCGGGACGGCGAAACTTGTCGAACAGCCCCATGAATTATAGCCCCTTGGAAGTCGTGATGCGTACCTGCCGGACGATACGCCGTCCCTCAAGCGCAGCGATCTCGCGATCCAGCGCCTCGATGGCCCGGTCGATCTCGGCCACGCTGCGGTAATCCACTGTCTTGCCGTCGTAGCTGACGCGGGCCACACCAGAGGATCGCTGGGTTGAAAGAGCCTCGCGGCGAGCGCGCAGGTCAGCAATAGTGGCCATTGATCACCCCATGTAAGTTGACCGCATCGTCCGCCGCCGCGCTGATGAACGTGGTGTTGGTTTCGCGGCCAGGTCACCTGCTGGTCCGCCAGCTTCCACCGCCAGCTGCCGCTCCAACTCCGCCCACCGCGCGTCCGACCATCGATCTGCCCCGGCGATCCACGCTGCTGCTCGCGCATAAACCCGGCAATCCAGCGCCTCGTTACGCTCGCGCAGCTTCTGCCATTCGAGCTTCGCAAATCCGCGCTTTTTCTTCAGCGTGACAAGCTGTTCCGCTGTCAGCTGCTTGAGCCATTCGCTGTCCGCCCAGTTGGGTAGATGCACCGTTCCCGCCGGGAACGAAGCACCGGCGGTGATTTCCTCTGGCGTTGGCCGGTCCTGTCGCAGGAAGCGGTAGGTTTCGGCCTTAAAGGTAGAGGTTGCCACAGACCATAGTCGCGCCCCGCGGCGCAGACGCTTGCCGCCAATCGTGGCATCCACAAAAGTCGGCCCCGTCACCGGGCTCGCGCGGTTGAACCCCTCGAGACCTTTCACCGGGGCCACCTGGCCAAAGCCGACCTGCCGTGCCCAGCCGTAGACGGCGCTAGTCTCATAGCCGGTATCAATGGCCAGCTTCGCGATGGCCAGGTGCTGGCCACTGGCGTGATGCCATGTCCGGCCCAACAGATCGCTGAGCTTTTGCCAGCAAGCCGGATCGCCGGGCCCGCCCTCGATCACCACATGATCAATGAGCCAGCTTTGCAGGCCGCGCCCCCAGGCCCAGACATCAACCTCAATCCGGTCCTTTTGCACATCCGCGCCAGCCGTCAGGAACACCCCCCCCGCAGGGACCGTGCCGGGTTTCCAGTCTTCCTTCTGCCCCTGCAGGCGCTGCCAATCCGGGGCTTCACCGCTTTCCATCCAGGTCTCGCCTAGGGAGGTGTTGATGAAGGTCTTCATCATGTCATCCCCGCCAGCGCGCGCTGACAGGAAGGTTTTGACCATCGCGGCCAACCGGACCCAAGGTGAATAGATCTCGTTGAGGTGGAACCCAGCCGTGCCCGAGAAAGGCTGCTCTGCCACCCAGTGCCCTTTTGACACCGCCGCCCAGCGGACCTCGTCGCGCCAAGCCGCGTCGCATTCAATGCAATGATACCGCGCGGTGTCTGGCTTGTGGCTGTCGTCAGCACCCTTGTCCCACTTCACCTGCGGCCAGGTCAGGATCTGCTCCGCCCCACATTCCGGGCACGGCACCCAGAACCGACGCTGATCGCTTTCCTCGAACGCTGTCTCGATCCGGCTGGCGCCCTTATTGGTGGGGGTAGAGACCAGCACGATCTTGCGGTTCCAGAATGTCACTGTCCGTTTGCGCGCCAAATTCACCGGATCGCCCTCAGCCCCCGCGCTGAACGGATAGCGGTCCACTTCGTCGCACAGCAGCAGGCGGATCGGGCGGCTCGCCAGCCCCGATGGCGCGTTGGCACCAACAATGGTCAGATGCCCACCCGGAAACCGCTTGTGCAGGATCTTGTTGTTGCCATCCCGTGATTTCGGGTTGGCTATCTTGTCCTGCAGGCAAGGCGTGTCCCGGGCCATCGGCGAGAACCGGTCTTTCGACCAAGTTTCCGCATCCCGCTCGGTCGGCATCACCACCATGATCGGCGCAGGGTCGTGGTCGATGTGGTAACCGACCATATTAAGGAGTGACTCGCTTTTGCCGATTTGGCTGCTGGACATGATCACAACAGTTTCCGCCGCCGGATCAGAGATCGCGTCCATGATGCCGCGCTGATATTCCGCGCGGCTTGTGCGCCATTGGCCAGGCTCGGCACTGGCTTCAGAACTCAGCCGCCGGTTCTGATCCGCCCAGTCACTGATCGTCAGGTCCGGCGGTGGTTTCAGTACCGCCAGCGCGGCTTTCACCGTCCGTTTCAGGATCGACGACCCCTTCAGGGTGATCGCACTCCGCGAGGTCACAATCAGCTTCGAGTTCAATGTCTGGCTGCGCGAGATCATCAAGCACCTCGCGGATCGCGGCACGGATCAGGTTCCGGGTGTCTCCGACGGTTGATTGGTCAAAAGCCTGCGGGGCCAGCCGATCCGGCAGCGACAACAGGCGGGTTCTTAGAAGT